TTACTCAAAGAGTGAACTTCTGTCTGGAGAGCCTCAACTTGGGCCTCCAGTTTTCCAAAATCTCTAGCGTCTATATCAGACATTTGCAACTTTCCTTGGGCGACCCATGCGCCGTACAACTGGCGGCGTGAAAGCAGTATCTGTTCTCACGGCATTGGCATCATACGCATCAGGTTCCTTTTCTTGCTCGTCAATACGAACATAACCTTGATGACCCTTCATTGAGTCAATGTCATGTTGCAAGGTAAAACTTACTGTGTTACCAGACTGAAGACAGCGAAAAGTTGCCATTGATTAACTCCAAAACAAGAAAGGGGGGCGAACCCCCCTATTCTCAAAGCACTGCCCGACCAATCACAAGTTGCATTGTGGTTGCGGCTAAGTCAACTGAACCTGCTGTTGGGTTATAGGTGACGACAGTCACAGTGTTAGCGGCAGAGATATAGGCTCTACGAACCAATCCTGCTTCACTCACACCAATTGACATACCAATCACCATGTCACCCAAAGCAACGCCTGGAACAGCCACTGTGTCAGTTGCCGTAGCAGTAGTAGCGATTGAGGCGCTATCTAAAGTACAAGCCACATCCCAAGTGTCTGAAAACAGGCCACGAAATTGATCGTTACCACGGCGGGAAACGACTGCGGTTGCTGCTGCCATTTTGATTTCTCCTAATTAGGTTAAAAAAGTCCCCCCACCACTAGGGCAGGGGGCGCAACTGCAATTAGGAAGGCACAACCAAGGCGAACATGGATGCGGCATTCGGGTCAGTGCCAGTGGTAGAAGTGCGGAGAGCCTTCACACCATAGAGCGTGTCCGAAGTGAACAGCGTACCCAAGTACTCTTGTTTGTACTGAGTTTGTGAACGGATGCCCACTTGCTCAACCAAAACCATAGAGTCTTTGTGACCCATCAAGCAAACACGGGCGATTGCAGTGCCAGATGCGGGGAAAGCCGCAGTAGCAGATGCAGAGTCAGCGTTGCTGGAAGTGAACACAGGGATGCCGTACAGGTTGCCGATCTCACCATTGCGGATGGCGTTGCCATCACCCACAAAGGCTTGCTCAGTGTAACGAGCCAAACCCATCAGCGTGTTACGGCTAGACGGGGGGATGATGAAGAAGCGACCATCCATAGGAGTGTCGTTGTCATCCAAACGCTGAATGGTGCGGCGAATTGCAGCATCAGTCAGAGCAGAGGCGTTACCAGTGTTGGTGTTAGCCGTGTAGTCGAAGGCAGTCGTGCCATCGCCACCAATGAAGCCACCCGTGTAACGGGCGCTGTCAGCAGTACCGCCGTTAGCAGCACGACCCAACTGGATCAAGTCTGAATCGACTTGTTTAGCCAGGGCATAACCAGCATCATTGGTATAGAACTGACGCAAGCTGTTCAGGGCTTGAGCCTCAACAATGTCTTCAATCAAGCGGCTATATTCATAGTGCTTGTTGATCGACACTTGAACTTCAGTCTCAGTAGATGCAATCAGCGTCACTGCGGTAGAAGCGGCCTTGGCAGAAGCAGAACCACGATAAGGTGCAGGAATGTGAACAGTGTCACCTTTCTTGCCCTTGAAGTTCATCTTCATAACCAAATTTGCCAGCACCAAGTTTTTCTTGTATGCGGCAACAATTTCATCACTCCAAATTTCAGGAATGAATGTAGCGGCGGTAGTCGTGGTTACCGCAGGGGTAGGAAATGCCATGATGTTTCTCCTTAGAAACGAAAGTTAAGTTACTTGACCCGACCTTCAGAATACGCTGCAAGAATTTCATCATTCAGTGCCTCGTATCGAGCCGGATCGGTCATCTTCAGCCGAATAAGGTCAGCCCGTCTGTATACCCTCTTTGAACTCTCACCAGTTCCACCAACATCCACTTGTGCGGCCTTCATGCTCTGCTTCCTGGCGGTTTCACCCGCTTGCTCAGTCTGCTTTGACTTGACACCACGCAACTGCTTGTAAGTAGACAGCAACTCATTGGCACTATCGTAATCAAACTCACCATCTGCTTTTGCATACAGACCAAGGCGAATAGGCGATGATTTCACCCAATTCACAAAGTCCTGATCTTGAGCAATCTGACTATAGTCAGGGTGCTCTTGCGTTAGCTTCTGTTGAATCTGCATCCTTTTGAAATCCAAACCCGCTTGACGGGCTGCGAGAACATCAGGATGATTATCAATAGTCTTTTGAACTGCCTTCTGTGGATTTTCAAAGAAATCTACTTCAGGTTCTTCCTCTTTAATAGGTTGCTGTCGTGAACTGAGGTTCTGCTTAATGAGTTCATCAGCGAGTTTCCTTACCTCTCCCACTTCTTGCGCTTGCTTGCCAATTAGCTTTTCAGCTTCTTGGTGCATCCGAACAATGTCTTCCAAACTTTTATCCCTGTATTTATCAGGGAGTCCTGGTGCTGTTGGCGCAATAGTGTTAGATAGCTTGGATTCTTCAGCTTCTAACTCACTTTTCATCTCAGGTTCTTGGTCAATCAACATATTTTCCCTTTTCCTGCCGTTTCGGTTGTAGGAGAATCAACTCGACATTTCTGTTTAAGAGTTGGCTTTGCGTTCAGATTTTAGCTTGTCAAGGTGGCTTTTCTCGAACTTCCCATGCGCTGATGGGAAAGAGCCAGACCACCCCTCCAACCTAAAGGCTGGCGCACTAAGAATGCGGTTGGCTGTTTCACCGCATTCACACCTAAAACTCTGAGCCTCATAAACACAGAGTCTTTCGGTTTTATGCCCGTTTGCACAGGCAAATTCAAACATTCTTTTCATTTAGTTCCTCGTATGCTCTCTCGCTGACCTGTCGCAAGGTTTTCAGCCAAGTAAGTATAGAAAGTTCACCTTTTTTGAATTGTAGGCTTTGTTCATCAGAAATCACAGATATATTATTCAAGGATGCAATCATGGAGTCAATATCCTCCACCAAGTCTTTCCACCCATCACTTCCCATCATTGAGAAGCGGTTTTCATAGTAATGCTGTAATTCAGGACTCACCAAGGCACTCCAGTGGCTTTGACAGGTGCTTTCTGTTCAGCGATTTGAGCCAGCAAAGAATCCTCAACAGCATCCTTGTCCACAGACTCCCACACCCACGCCAGCACTGCGTCTTTGGTCAAGTCAGCATAGGCAATGGTTGCAGTGCCATCACTCCATGAGCAAGTGCTGTACACAGATGCAGAGTAATCCCCATCTGTTGCAGTGGCTTGCCAATGTGCGGTAGTGACAAAACCATCTGAGGTTTTTCGGTCAAGTTGGGAAATGTTCCAAACGATTGTTGACATGGTTTATGCTCCTTGTGTTTGTGCCGCCACTTGCGCTTGATATGCCGCAATGACTGCTTCAGTCCAAGCCACATTGCAATGAGCAACGACATTGGCAGGGATGCCCGTCAAGTCTTGGCCCGGTGTCAGGCTTGTGCGATGGTAGGTTTGGCTGAGTTCGTTGCCATCTTCCATGATGCGAGTTGCCTCACGATAGAGAACAATGCCGTTTTCGGTGACGGTGATCTGATCGACTGTGGTGGTTTTGGTGATTGACATGGTTGTTCCTTTTAAGTTAATTAAACTGAATATGTAGCTGAAAATCTAATATTAGTTGTTGCCGCCATAGTCTCCATAAAGTAAAGGTTTGTGCCAATAACTTGAAATGCTGCTGACGCAGATATTACTTCATTACCAGCTAACCCGGGAATTCTTGAAAAACCTTGACTAAAAGGAAGACTTGAAATAGTAATTGCATTAACAGATGGAATGGCAACTGAAGTGCCGCCTGTAACAACTCCCTCAATAAAAACTTGCCGCCCTATTTTTGTGTATCGACCAGAGCTAGAAAAAGCACCAACAACAGTTAATCCAGCACCTTGTGTTGGAGTCCAGTCGCCTTCCTCATAATCATCTAGCGTGTTTGCGTTAGTTGATGCTGATTGAGTTGCGGGGAAGGTGATGCCAGCGCCGGAGGTTGAGGGTGTTGCGTTGCCAACAGAAATGGTGTTTATAGTTTGAAGACCGCCGCTTGCATTAAGGGTCATTGCTGTTGTCCAACTGAGGTTTGCACCAGCAGAACCA